TTACTCGACGGCTGGCTTTTTAGCAGCTTTGATAGCCGCGTCAACTTGTTCCGCAGCGTTCGCCTGCATTCCTGGCATGACGTGTGAATAAAGATCGAGGGTGATCGCGATCGTCGAGTGCCCGAGGCGCTCGCTGGCAATTTTGGGATGGACACCGGCGGCTAGCATCTGGGTGGCGTGGGAATGTCGTAGGTCGTGGAAGCGAATCTTGGGCAGGCTCGTCTTCGCCAGCAACCGTGACCACTCATGTGTAAGCGAAATCGGGACGAGGGGGCTTCCGTCAATCTGCGCCACGACGAAAGAACCGTCATCAGGACGCATGCCCAATTTCAATTGCTCCTGGGCTTGAGCCACCCGGTGCCGTTTCAATTCTTCCACGACGGTCGCGGAAAGGGCCACGGTTCTAGCGCGGCTATTCTTTGTCTCCTTATAGCGTACGCCTTCCTTGGTGTACTCGGCGCTCTGTACGACTGAAATGCTGCGCTCTCCATTGCTTGCGAGATCGACATTCCCCCAACGGAGCGCAGCAATTTCGCCACGCCTAAGCCCGCACATGATTGCCAGGATGGCTGGAATGAACATTCGGGTAGTGCGGAAGGCTTCGAAGAGTTCGGCCGTCTGGGCCGCCGTGAATGCCTTCATCGCCTTTTTTTCGACCTTGGGCGGTCGGGTCGCAGCAACGGGATTCTTTTTGAGCAGATCCCATGTGACGGCCTGCTCCATCGCAGCAAGCAGGACGCGTCGGCAATGGTGAACTGTTCGAGGAGACAGGCCGCCTTTCCCGTCTCGCCGACCATCTACGAGCAACTTGGCCCAGGCTCCATCTATGCGTGCCGCCGCAAGCTTGTTCATCGTGATCGATCCGAGGATCGGCGCGACGTTCTTCAGCATCAACTCTTCGTAGCGCTGGTGCGTCTTAGGCGAGACGTTCGATTTCTCGTGCTTGAGCCATTCAACGAGATATTCGCGGACTGTAGTTTTGGATGGCTCGATATAGCTCCCACCATCCAGCTCGGCAATCAGTCTGGCGCACTCCGTCTCAGCCTGGCGCTTTGTGCCGTGGAAGGTATGCCATTTACGCCGGCGCTTTCCCGTCTTTGGATCAGGAACATCCAGGACGATAGCCCATTTCCCGACTGAGCGCTCTCGGATATGCCCCTTCATTTATCGAGATCCCTATTGGATTTCGTTCTTTCTTTCACCGCATCCTCAATAACTTTTCTTGCTTCTGCAGATTTGCGCGTCTCATCGAGAAGGGATTTTCCATCAAGGAATTCGGCGGCGCGTTTTTCCCAAGCAAAGTCTTTCCGAATGTCTTCGCCTCCTTCGGTCAAAGCTGAAACTCGAACAGTTTGTTCAATGAGTTTGTCGTATAAGGCGTAGCAGTGTTTGAATATGTCTGATGCTAACCCGCGCATCTCTTCCAACTCTTCTGGGCTGCGAGATCTTTCCTCTAGCGTCACGTCGCTAAGCAACATCGTTGCGTCGACTAAGCCTTTCATATTCTTGTTAATGGACGGCCGAAGTTCTTCATGGATCAATGCCACCCGGCATAGGCGTCGGATTGCTTCCGATCTCGTTGCTACCCGTTGGGCAAAACGCCAGTCATCGATAGCTGTAAGTTCATCTTCAGTGATGACCATCTGAAGGCGCTTGCTCTCGCTATCTCCAAGTTTTGGACGTGCCATTACGCATAACTCCGAATTTAATGTGAAAAATACACACGAAACGTTGCGCGTCAATCGAAAACGGGCTATCTAGTTTCATGTGTATGATTGTCATGAATGGAGAGTGAACGTGACCCTTGACGAAGCACTGAGGCGCCCCACGATTTCTGTTCCGGATGCCGGCGCACTTTTTTTCGGTCTTGCCCGGAACGCAGCCTATGAAGCTGCCAAGCGGGGCGATTTCGCGACTATCAAGGTAGGAGGCAGGATCGTCGTGCCTGTTGTTCCGCTCGCCGAGAGGCTGGGCCTTAAAGCAAACATTGGAGGGAAGGCGGCCTCAGCATGACCATGGCCAGCATCGACGAGCAGATCGCCGTTTGGAACGGCTATTGCGAGGCGAAGCGTCGCGCCGACAAGACCCTGAACTTTGAAGACGGCGTGGAAGCTATCCGCGCCTGGAAACAGTTTGCCAATCTTTACTTTCCCGAAGACCGGCAACTGCCGCTCACGCAGCAACCGCGCAAAGTTGCGATCTTCCCCATACACAAGACGCAGGCGCCGGGGGAGAAAAGACCCTGATGGCCCGGATACGATCGATACACGACGGCTTCTTCACCGACGAGCGCCTGGTCACGGTCACTTCGTTTGCACGGCTTCTCTTTCTCGGTCTTGGCGTCCAAGCAGACGATAAAGGCACGTTCGAGTGGAAGCCTATCACCCTCAAAATGCGGATTTTTCCTGCCGACAATGTTGATATCGTATCCCTTCTTTCCGAGCTGGAGAGCATTGACGCCATTCGCTCTTACGAAGTTGATGGCCGCCAGTACGGAGCAATTCGGAATTTCCGTCGGTTTCAGCGCCCTAAAACTCCGAATGACATCCATCCTATCACGAACGATTTCCGAAATTACGTCGGCTTACCGAATGCCGTTTCCGAAATGGATGCCGGTAACGAGCAGCCAATTCCCCGGGAAGGGGAAATCGTCGCGCAGATGGAGGATGGAGGAGGTAGAGGAGGAGATAAAGGGAAACAATCAACATCTGACGATGTTGATACCGACGTAGGAAAAAAATCTTCCAAGCCTCCCTATGCGTTTGAAGCCAAGACAATTCGCCTGACTGTGACCGATCTTTTGAAGTGGAAGCAGGCGTTCCCGCACATCTCGGTCGAGGCGGAACTCTGGTCACTGGACGAGTGGGCCGGGCAGCAGCCTAAAAACAAATGGTTCGTGGCCGTTAGCTCAGCGCTGGCGAAGAAAGAACGCGAGGCGATGGAGCGTGCAAACTTTGCCGCGGCCAACGCTGCTGCCGGCAAGCCGCCGCGACCGCGGCCGGACCCGCGAATATGAAATCCGTCGACGAGATCCTCAGCGCCAATGGTATCCGCGTTCGCCGCGTTTCGACCGGCAACCAGAAAACGACCTGCCCGAAGTGCTCTCCGGGACGGAAAAACAAGCGAGAGCCGTGCCTGTCGGTGCGGGTGGATGCCGAGGGCGTCCAGTTCAATTGCCATCATTGCGGCTTCCACGGGGGCGAATATTTCGATGAACGTTCTGGGACAAAACGGGATTTTGGCTTTTCAAAATCGGCAAATAGATCCGGAAATCGCAAAACATTCCGGGGTATATACGGGTAGATCGGTCACTGGCGAAAGCGGCGAGACGACCGTTATCCCGGATCCTGCTGGCAACATCGTGGTGTTTCCTTTCATCGACGGCGGTCAGGTTGTCGGCGAGAAATACCGCGGCCAGGGCAAAAAATTCTGGCAACGTAAAGGTGGCCGCAAGACGTTCTGGAATGCCGACTGCATGGACGATCCGGCTCTTGAGGCCGGAACAAAATCCCTTGTCATCGTCGAAGGGGAGATCGACGGCCTGACGGCGATCGACTGCGGGATAACCTGCACAGTGTCAGTGCCAGACGGTGCGCCGCCGGTGCGCGATGGCGAGACACCAGAGGATCTTCCCGAGGTTGACCCCGAGGCTGATGCCACGGGCAAATTCGAATTTGTCTACAACAACCGCCACCGGATCAAGCGCATCAAGCGGTTCATTCTCGCCGTCGATAATGACGGTCCTGGGCGCCGACTGGCTGCAGAGTTGCTCCGGCGGCTTGGCGCGGCGCGATGCTCGTTCGTGGTCTACCCGGAAGGCTGTAAGGATCTGAACGACGTTCGGATGAAATTCGGTCCAGATGCCGTCATTCGCATCATCGACAATGCAAAGCCCTATCCGGTGCGCGGCGTCTATCAGCTTTCCGACTATCCAGAGGTGGACGAGCCTCGGACGTTTTCGACTGGTTGGCCAGATCTGGATGATCATCTGCGTCTATGGCTCGGCGAGTTGCTTGTCGTTACCGGCATTCCAGGTCACGGGAAGTCGACGTGGACAATGAACCTGTGTGTCAACCTTGCACGAGCCTATGGCTGGACCATTGGCGTGGCATCCTTCGAGATTCCGACAGTGCCGGCGCTTCGCTTCAAACTGCGCCTAGCGGCCAGTAAGACGGCGACCACCGATTGGAACCGCGAATTGGTGACGGAAGCGGACGACTTCATCCAGCAGCATTTCGTCTTCATCGACGCCGATCCGGCCGGCGAGACTGATGAGGATATGACCTTGGAGTGGCTCCTTGATCGCGGTGCAGATGCTGTAATCCGGCACGGCATCAAAGTTCTTGTGATTGATCCTTGGAATGAGGTCGAGCATTTCCGACCGAAGACCGAGAGCGAGACGCAATATGTCAACCGAGCGCTCCGACAGATCCGCCGTTTCGCACTCCGCCATCAGGTCCTGGCGATTGTTGTTGCTCACCCGACAAAGGACGTCGGCAAAGGCGGCGAAGCACGCACGCCGACGCTTTACGACATCGAGGGGAGCGCCGCTTGGTTCAATAAACCAGACCATGGCATCGTCATCGATGTCCCCGATCCAGACATCAAAGAAACCGTTGTCTGGATCAAGAAGGCTCGGTTCTCGTGGTCCGGGAAAAAGGGCGATGTCACGCTCGAGTACGTCCCGGAGATCGAGGGATACCAATCGCTCTGCGGAGCCCCGCCGCTTTGGCCCGCAGCGACCGGCAGGAGCAGCAGATGACGATCCGAGAACGCCAAGAGCGCGAAGCCCATGATCGCGAGAACCCATGGCGGCCGATGAACACCGCGCCTCGTGGTACCGGACTGATCTGCGATTTGCTCTTCAACGACATGGCTGGACAGTTTGCTACCGAGGATCTGCAGTTCTTCCGCGACGCCGACGGCCGCTGGTACCAGATCGAGCCGGCAAAACCGGTCTATTCGGTCCCGATCAACTGGCGTCCATCCTATGTCCACATGACGATCGAGAGACGCAACCTCATCAAGAAGAGGGCAAGATGAACGAGAATAATTTTTCTGGCGGCAGCTTCGATTTCATCCAACAGGATGATTCCGGCCGTGGTTATCGGTTCGGTTTCGTGATCGCGATCGCCGACGGGAAGGGCGGTAAGAAGGCTTGGGGCGATCAAGTGTTTCAGACGAAGGGCGCCGCCTCGTCGACGGCATCTTCGTGCGTAGGATCGCCCTACGAGATCATGCCGGCAAAGGAAGTGGTCCATTTCGGAACCAACCCGAAATCCTATTCCTATCGGCGATCGATCCTGATCAACGATTCAATCTCGGACGTGGCCGTCCGCTGGTACGCCATTCGGGTTCGGCCTGGCTACCAGCGCATGGCGAAGGCAATCGAAGGCGCATCGGAAGGGCGCCGCGGCGAAAGCCTAGTTGAGCGAAACCTTCGCAACGAGGGCATTGACGTTTACATGCCCGCGTTCTGGAAGGAGATCCGCAAGCATCGCAGTCAAAAGCTTATCGAGCGCCGTCTGCCGCTGCTGGTCGGTTATGCTTTCGTGCGTCGAGATCCGGGCGACGGCTTCGACCGCATTCGGGAGGTGGACGGGGTAGGGGGAATGGTTTCGCTCAGTCGCGACGGCGGCCCGATCGCGTTCAGCGAGGAAGATATCCGAGCGCTGATGCTGGCCGGGTTCGACAAGCAGCAGGCCTATCGCTTTGCCAAGGCCAGTGCGACGGAGGAGGCTCGCCACAAGCGCCGCAAACATCTCAACACTCAGCTTGGTCGGCTTTTGCCGAGAGGGCGCGGTCGGACGGTCTCCCTCCGCTATTACGCCGAAAACAACATCAACAAACTCGACGATAAACTTAAGGCGCACGTCTTGGGGATAATCGAGCTGCTCGACGGTCTCCATGATGACGCGACTCTTGATGAATTTCGCGAAGCAGTATAGAAAAACAGTCATTGGGATGACTGTTTGCGCTCCATATGCTTCGCGCTATGCTGCTGCCGGTCCCTTAAGGGCACTTTCTCGCCGCGCTGGGAGAGCTGTATCCATCTGTACGCTGAAAATGCTACACCTTGGGGCTGCGCTTTGGCTTTGGTCGCGGGGATTTCTTGCCACTGTCTGTGGCTGCTTTCTTTGCCCTTTTCGCGGGGCTCGCGTGTTGCTTTGCGCGGAGAGCAGCAAGCTTCTCGTTGAACTCCTTCAACGCGAGGTCATTTGCCTGTTCTTCTTCATCTTCCTTGTGCACAGCTGCCGCGGCAGCATCGTCTTCCTTCCATTCTTCGACCAGCTTTGTAAGGGACGGTGGGACCTCTATTTTGCGCACAATGATAGCCCATGCATTTGGGCACCCCGGGATGTTGATTAAAAATCGTCGCTGAACGGAGTAGCACCTCGGTGTATCCAGCATCTCCTCGTACACGACATCGCCCACGTCAGGACAAGCGCCATAGTATTCCATGGGAACAAGACTTTCCGCATGGATAGAGCCGTCGTCATTCATCAAGAATGTTCGTATCTCAACGTGCATCGCGGCTTCTTCGCATTATGGAGAAGGACCTCCGACGGGCTCATGATCTGTAGCATATCACAGGCAGTAAAAACGGGCTAAAGTGGATTCTAGAGCGTGCCGAGCGGTAGTGCCGCAATCGACCCTTCCCTTTTGGGAATTCGAATACCGGGTGACCGGGGGCAGCAAACAATTGCCAGTAAGCAGGTTCGCGCTCTTCAGGTGTCGCGCTTTGCTGGTGTCGGTCCCTCATGCCCATAGGCTGCAGTCGGCGCAAAAGGGTTAATCATGTTGATTGTTTGCCTTAACTCACTCGATTGTCATGCCTACCTGCTCGCATTTTGCTGAAATTTTGCTTCTCAAAAACCGCGTCTCGAGCAAGCCTTTGAGTGAGATCCAACGGGAGACGTGGGTATTTTCTTTCGAGATTTTGATGCACAAACTGGTAGATTTCATCCAATTTTCTCGCAGAAAGTCCTTCTGGTTCTTCGCCGGAAAGTATTTCTCTTGAAATATTGAAGGCATAAGCTTTCGCTGATTGAATATCGTCTTGCGGGTTCACAGTTCGAAGGCGCCTGATTTCTTCTTTAATCTCCGCCATTTGAGCGAACAAAAATTCTTGGGAACTCACTTCTTCGGTTTCAATTTTTGCGATTTTAAACTTTCCAAAGTGGCCAAGGAAAGTTGAGTGGTCACCGCTTTTTGCCGCTTTAACTGTGGCTTCTATTTTTCGAGCAAGCGTTTCTTTGAACTCAATGACCGAATGGTACCTGAGATCCCTTGGGTACGACACGTGCTCAATGGGAGCGGTGTCAAATGAATACGTTGTTTTGTCGTCTTTAACTATGATCACCGGCTTGTCGAACGCTAAACGTAACCCAAGTTCGAACATTACGTTCGGATTTTTCCCGCTCACGTCACAAACTACGATCGGATTCTCATAGAGATTCTGGATAATTCTTTTTTGAATTATTCCGCTTTCGTCCGAGGCACTCACGAGATTGGGCTCGTAGCCCGAATCTTTGATAGCGTCATTCAAAATCGACTGCACATTGCCCCAATGGCTTTCGTCGCAGCCATCTATGGCCGAGATTGGCATGACAATACCGCATTTGCCAAGCGCAGCTTCCTCCGGAGATACTGCTTCCTCAGAGTTATCTGATTTCGAACGATTAGCCATTTTCATCCTGCTTGAAAGTTCCGGGTGCGCACTCATCTCAAAATTGTGTATCTGTCGCAAATCGAAACAGGAAAGATGATTAATGTGTGATTTGGCGCGGCAGAGGATTCGACACGACGCCTTGCGGAACATCACATTCCGCGCCATGGGAAAATGCATCCAAAATTTAGCGGCCCGTCATCATCTGGTGGCGGGTTTTTCTTTGCCAACCAACCGATTGAATGGTCATCGAAATCACCCGCCAAGGATCGTGCGGATTGAATGACGCAACTCCTCGTGTCATGAAACGACAATCAGCAGTTAAGGTGCGCCGATGATCAAATCAGCCAAATGCGATCAGATTTACGTTGCGATGCCGGATCGGGAAGGGCAGGAGCCTAACCTTGTCGTTTGGATTAGCTTCGAGACGGATGCCCCAAAAATCTATAGGAATGCGGTCCGACTACCCGTCTCCATTCCCTTCGACCCTTTGATGTCTCATGCTGAGATCGTATCTCAATCCGTTGAAGAGTTGTGCAAAGTGCTCAATGACGCAGCCAATACACCCGCAGAGCGCTGGATCGAGCTACTCAAACAGCAACCTAATCCGCCCAGGCCGGTTTAATTCGAACTGAAGGTTTGATTTCTAATTCAACGAATCCTCTTTTTACGCCGGAAACGGCAATAATGAGCCAGGGCGTGAAACAGATCGGGAAGAGGTGACATCTATCCGCCCATGCTACGGCATGGCTTCCCGACAAGCTCGATTAGAGAGAGCGTTGCATAAAATCTCGGTAACAAAATGCGAGCAAGATGACCGGTAGACCTTCAGAGTTCACCCAAGAGGTTGCAGACGGCATATGCGAGCGTCTGGCCGCAGGCGAAAGCCTCCGCTCGATTTGTGCTAACGATGACATGCCGGGCCAGACCACGGTTTTTCGCTGGTTGAATGCTAACAGCGACTTTCGGGAGCAATACGCCCGCGCACGCGAGGTTCAAGCAGATACTCTCTTTGATGATATCCTCGATATTGCGGACAATGCGCGCAACGACTGGATGGAACGGCGCGGCGAAGATGATGCGGGCTGGGTTGCCAATGGCGAGAACATCCGCCGGTCTCAAGTTCGGATAGAAGCCCGCAAGTGGATGGCCGGCAAGCTGCGCCCGAAGGTCTACGGCGATAAGCTCGACATCGATCTGAGCAACAAGGTCAATTTCGTAATCAATGCCAAGCCCATGTCGGAAGCCGACTGGCTGAAAGAACATGGATCAGACGACGATAAATAGGACGGCGTGGGCGCCTCAGGCTGGCCCGCAGACCGCTCTTATCGATTGTCCATTTCGTGAGATCTTCTTCGGCGGCGCGCGCGGCGGCGGCAAGACTGATGGCGTTCTCGGCAAGTATGCGATCAAGGCGGACACATACGGTTCTGCCTTCAACGCAATCTTCTGCCGTCGCGAGCTTCCAATGCTCGACGACGCGATCGAACGCAGCAAGGAAATATACGGCAAGATCGGCGCCGACTGGAACGAGCAGAAAAAGACTTGGGTGTTTCCTGGCGGTGGGCGCCTTCGCTTCCGTCCGCTGGAGCGGGTTCAAGACGCCGACAAGTATCAGGGACAGAACGTAACCGATGCCTGCGTCGAGGAAGCGGGCCTTTATCCAGATCCGAAACCGATCGACAGAATGTTCGGCGTCCTTCGCTCGGCCAAAGGCGTTCCCACGCAGTTAATCTTGACCGGCAATCCTGGCGGCGCTGGCCAGCATTGGATCAAGCAACGGTATATCGACCCGGCACCCAATGGCATGAAGCTGCTGGCGCGGAAGCTACCGAACGGCAGGGAACATCGTTACGTCTTCATCCCCAGTCGGATCGAAGACAACAAGCTCCTGCTAGATAATGACCCGGATTATATCAACAACCTCTATCTTGTTGGGTCCGATCAACTCGTGAAGGCATGGCTTTCCGGTGACTGGAACGCGATCGAGGGCGCATTCTTTGACTGCTGGGACACTCGAAAGCATATCGTTCGTCCTTTCGCCATCCCGAGCGACTGGGTTCGATTCCGGTCAATGGATTGGGGATCTGCCAAACCGTTCTCTGTTGGGTGGTGGGCAATCGCTGGTGATGATCATTCGACCGAAACCGGTATCATCCCTCGCGGAGCCATCGTCCGATATCGAGAATGGTACGGCTGCAAGGCAGGAGAAGCCAACGTCGGCTTGAAGCTGACGGCCGAAGAGGTCGGCCGCGGAATTGCCGAGCGTGAGGGCGCCAAGTTCGACCCTGACACAAAGCGGATGATCGAAAACCCAACCGAGAAGATTGGGCATGGTGTTCTTGATCCTGCGGCATTCTCCGAGGACGGCGGACCGTCGATCGCCAGCCGCTTGATGAGAGAAACGAAGTTCAAGGTGATGTTCCGCCCCGCTGACAATGCCCGCGTCTCGCAGCGTGGCGCAATGGGCGGCTGGGATCAGATGCGCGCCAGGCTTAAGGGCGACGGCGAGCGGCCGGGATTGTTCGTGTTCTCGACATGCACGGATTTCATTCGCACGGTGCCGCTCCTGCAGCATGACAAGGATCGGGCTGAAGATCTGGATACCGACGCCGAAGACCATATTGCCGACGAGGCGCGCTACGGGTGCATGTCTCGGCCATACCTGCCGCCAAAGCAGGATGAGCAGGCGAAGAAGCGCCAGGACTACAAACCACGTTCCGACAATGCCGGTGCCGGCGATTGGGTGACATACTGATGGCTCAGACTTCCTATGCCGGTTCGGTCACGTCGCAGACGATAGGCTATGATGATCCGGCGTCCCCGCAGCAGATGGCAGACCATGGCGTTTTGAAGCGCCAGTATCTTGACTATCTGAGCATGAAGAACCTCGAGATCCTCGAGCAGCAGAACGCGCGCCGGTACTATCACGGGGTCCAATATACTGCTGATCAGATTAAGGTTCTCAATGGTCGAAAGCAGCCTGTTGTCACGTACAATCGCATTGGCCGGAAGATTAATGCCCTGATCGGGCTGCTTGAGCGCCAGAAGCAAGACCCGCGCGCATTCCCGCGCACGCCGAACAGCGAGGATGGCGCCGAAATTGCGACTGCTGTCCTGCGATATATCTGCGATGAACAGCAATGGTCGACCAAATCTCCGATTTGCGGCTCGTTCGGCGCTGTTGATGGCCTCGGCGGTGTCGAGATCATCCTGACGCAAGGCGACACCGGAGACGTGGATATCGGGATTGAGCCGGTGGATCCGGCTTCATTTTTCTACGACCCGCGCTCCCTGAAGCCGGATTTCTCCGATGGCCGATATATGGGCATCGGCAAATGGTCGGACGTGGAAACGGCTGTGACGCTGTTTCCGGACAAGGAAGAGGAGATCCGCGCCTCGACCGAGACAGGCGCCGAACTGACTAGCAACCCCGATAGCGATATCAAGTGGGTGACTGGCGGCGACGGGACGCGGCGTATCCGCATCATCGACCATTGGTATATCAAGAATGGCGAGTGGTATTGGTGCATCTACACCGGCACGCTGATCCTTCGTGAGGGCAAGTCCTATTTGAAGGACGAAAAAGGCCGCACGATGTGCAAGTACATCATGTACTCGTCGAACATCGATCAGGATGGCGATCGCTACGGCTTTGTCCGTAACATGCGGTCGAGTCAGGACGAAGTAAATCAGCGGCGCTCCAAGGCGCTGCACACGCTCAATTCCCGGCGTATCATCGTCGAGAAGGGCGCCGTTGACGATATTGAGCAAACCAGACGCGAGGCTACCCGGCCCGATGGCGTGATTGAGGTTGCCCCCGGCGCTACTCCACCTGTGTTTGACGATGGCGCTCGAGGCCAAGAACTGAAAGGCCACCTGGCATTCCTCGAAGATGCCAAGAACGAGATCGAGAATTACGGCTTCAACCCGGCACTCCTGGGAACCGGCGTCAATCAGATGTCTGGCCGTGCCATCCAGCTGCAGCAACAATCGGGTATCGCCGAGCTTGGCCCATACATGCTGGCCTTCCGTGGCTTCAAGATCCGCGTCTATCGCGCCATCTGGTGCGCTGCGCAGGAGCATTGGACATCGGAGCGCTGGATTCGCGTCACGGACGATCAGAAAATGGCGCAGTTTTTCGCGATCAACCGGCTCTCTATCGATCCAGCCACCATGCAACCGGAGTTGGTCAATGCACTTGGCGCGCTCGACGTGGATATCATCATCGATGAAGGCCCCGACGAGATCAACATGCAGGGTGACGCCTATGACACGCTCACGGCGATGGCCCGCAGCGGTCAGGCTGTCCCGCCAGAAGTCCTGATCGAGCTTTCTCCTCTGGTCGGGTCGGTAAAACAGCGCGTGTTGGGTATGATCCAGCAGGCCAAGCAGGAGGCCGGGCAACCGAACCAGTTGCAGGTCGCGCAGGCTCAGGCCGAATTGCAGGTCACTCAGTCCAATGCGCAGCTGAAGCAGGCACAGGCTCAGAAGGCCATGTCTGAGGCTGCAAACCCGAGACAGCAGGGCGCTCCAAGCGATTTGGACGTCGTCCGCAGCGTCTCGGAAATCAGAAACACCAACGCGCAGACCGAGAAAACTCTCGCTGATGCGCGCAAAGCGAATGTCGAGGCAACCTTGAAGCCGATCCAAGCCGCCAACGAGGCCGCTCGGACGCGTCAGCAGGCGCAAGGCAACCTCACATAGGAGTCGCCATCCTCAAAGGGCGATTTCGGCCGCCGGTCCGTATCCGGCAGAGTGCCGCCGACTTCATGGGCGATCAGCCGCCGCCAGGCTTAAGGGCGATCCGTGAAACCTCCCACGACATTGGAGATATCTCGAAATGACCGAACCATCGGACATGGACGTATTCGATTCCGTAATCTCTGGCGCGAACGCACCGGAAGCCACGGAACCACAAGCACCAGTTATCGAACAACCGCAGTCAACGCAGCCGCGCGCCGACGATGGCCGTTTCTCAGCCAAGCAGCCCGAAAAGGCTCCGGCCGCTGAAGCAGTCACGCAGCCGGCGTCAACCGAGGCACAGCCAACGAATGGCGGCGTTCCGGTCAGAGCGGTTCAGGACGAGCGTGAAAAGCGCCAGGCTGCCCAACACGAGAACGAAACCCTCAAGCAGCAGATCGCCGCAATGCAGGGTCAAATCGAACTCTTGGCGAGGCAGGGGCAGCATCCCCAGCAGCCGAAACAGGAAGCGCCGAAGCCTGCAAGCCTCTGGGATGATCCCGACGCCTTCTTGCAGGCCCAAATCAATCCTGTTCAGTCGCAATTGCAGGAAACCAGGGAAATGCTCTGGGAACTGCAGGCGTCGCAGGCTCACGGTCCGGACAAGATCGCAGCCGCCAAAAAGGCCGCCGAAGCGCTGTTCAGTACGCCGCAGGGCGCCACTCTGCATCAGCAGATTACGGCCTCCGGTAATCCGTTCGACAATCTGGTGAAGTGGCATCAGCAACAAGAGACGCTAGCCCGCGTGGGTGGCGATCCCGAAGCGTGGCTGAATGCCGAACTCGAAAAGAAGATGAACGATCCCGCTTTCTTGGCTCAAGCCATCGAGCGCGCTCGCGCATCTGCCGTGTCCAATACCTCTCGGTCAGCGCCCCGTACCGAATTCGCTCCGTCTATCAGTTCCCTCCCATCCGGTGGCAATGCCCCGGCTGGCGATCAGGATACGAGCGACCAAGCGCTATTCGCCTCAACCACTTCGTCCCGGCGACGGTAACCAAGCCCGGGATCAATCCTTGGAGCGAGCCTAATGGCACTCACACCGAACCATCCGAATAACGAACTCGTCAAGTTTCGTACGAAAGTCGCCTATGACTTCCTGCGTTCCTCGCGGTTCGATCCCTACATGGGCAACGACAGCACTTCCATCATCGTCCGCATGGCCGATCTGGAAGCCGACGGCAAGGAAATCCGCGTTCCTCTCGTCACCCAGCTTTCCGGCGATGGCGTCGGCGCTGGCACGCTGCGCGGCAATGAAGAGCAGATCGACAGCTACGGTATGCCGCTCTGGGCAGACTGGGCACGTAATGCCGTGGCGAACAACCGCGCGCAGAACAAGGAATCGTCCTTCAGCGTTCGCTCGACGGCTCGCAATCTTCTCAGCGGCTGGTCGAAGCGCATCGTGCGTGACGACCTCGTTGATGCACTGCTGTCGATCCCGACGTCTTCGATCCAGGCAGGCCGGTTCAGCACCCCCGGAAACCGTGTTAACGGCATCAAGTGGTCTGCAGCATCCGCCGGCAACAAGAATTCGTGGGTAACCGCGAACTATGACCGTGTCGTCTTCGGCTCGGCGCTGGCGAACTATTCGACTACCTTCGCGACTGCCGTTGCCAACGTCGATTCCACGAACGACAAGATGACGGCAGCCGTTGGCTCGCTGATAAAGGATCAGGCCAAGCAGACCGGCGTCGATCCCAATAACCCGGGTGTCTACAACGGGCGGCCGAAGATCAACCCGTGGATGCTCGAGGAGACGGATCAGGAATGGTACGTCATGTTCCTTGGCTCTCGCGGTTTCCGCGATCTGAAGAACGACCCGGTCATGTATCAGGCCAACCGTGACGCTCGCGAACGCGAGAAGAACCCCACGGATAACAACCCGATCTTCACCGGCGGTGAACTCGTCTATGACGGCATCATCTACAAGGAAATTCCGGAAATCACTCAGCGCCTTCTCCTGAAGGGCGTCGGCGCCGCCGGCATCGATGTTGAGCCGGTTTTCCTCTGCGGCCAGGGCGCACTTGCCTACGCCATGGGGCAGATGCCGCGGGCAACGCAGCTCGAAGACGGTGATTATGACTTCGTGACCGGTCTCGGTATCGAAGCTCAGTACGGCACTGCCAAGATCGCCAAGGCTCCGCTTGCTGCCGGTTCCGGCGCGACGGTCGGCTCTCTTGTCGACTGGGGCATGGTGACTGGCTTCGTTTCCGGCGTCGCCAACCAGTAAGGCGCAAAGCCAGGAGCCGGCGTCGTTCGGCTCCTTCCTCTCCATCCATCGATAAAGGAGATCGGCCATGGCTGATCGTATCGCATTCCGCCAGCCTCAGACTGGCAATCAGGGCTTTGCGCGCACCATGAAGACGCTCGGTGGCCCTGTCGCAATTGTTGCCGCTGATGAAGTCACTGGCAATACCGTCCAGCTCATGCAGGTTCCGAAAGGCTTCGTGCTGACCAGCGTCTATCTCGCGCTGACGGACATCGACACCAATGGCACGCCGACGGTCGCCGTAACGCTGGGTGACGCCGGCAATGCGGCTCGCTTCGTTGCTTCTTCGACGATCGGTCAGACCGGCGGATCGACGACGACGCTTGCCGCCAGCGGTCTCTATTATGAGTTCACGCAGGATACCAACATTGCGCTGGCGTTCGGCACCGGCTCGGCAACCGCTGTTGACGGCACGGCAACGTGCTATCTGACCGGCTTCATGAAGTGAGGTGAAGGAGATGGCAAAGGTCTCTGTAACCTACCGGGCGCCCAAGGGTGACGACAAGGTCGTCGAAATGGGCGGTCATACCTTCTTCGACGGTGAGGTCGAGAAGGTCGATAGCGAGAGCGAAGCCTTCCTGTTGGGCAAACTCCGCGGAAACCGCCATTTCGAAGTGTCCGAGAAGGATGCCCCGAAAGAGCCGGTGAAAGCTAATGCTCCGAAGCCGGAACCTGTCGTTCTCGTCGCCTCCGAGCAGACCGATGGAACATTCGCCATCATGAACGGCGCCGACCTGATCAAGGAAGGCCTTACCAAGGAAGACGCAGACGCCTTCAACGCCCTGTCCGACGAGGACAAGGCCGAATACGTCGCGGAGTAATCAATAACGGAGCGTGGCGAGATGAAGACGAGACAAGACCTGATTCTTGCCACGCTCAAGCTTCTGCAGGCCGACGGCGGCATAGGCCAGAGCCCAGCGCCTGAGAACGTGCAGGACATCGACGGCATCATCGACGGTAAGCTCGAGGAGCTGAACGATCGAGATCTTTACGGGGCGAACGATCCCAATGAGTTTGAGGACAAGTTCATTAATCCGCTGGCGACGATCCTTGCGAATGAAGCAGCTCCAACCTTTGGGCAGCCGCGCAACGAGGCGTCCAATCTGGCGGCTGAAAGCACGCTGCGTCAGCTCCGCAACTCGACCTATGTTCGCGGCTCTGTTCTGCCGGTGGAATATTTCTGATGGCCGACATCATCTTCCCGACCAGCACGGCGCCAGGCTTGCGCCCGGGCGAAGGTTCCGGCCGGCTGATCAACTGTTATGCCGAGCCGCTAGAGCAGGGATCTCGCAATAGTTTCGCGCGCCGCCGCGCTCCGGGTCTCTCACCAGTCGCGTCCACAGCACACAACGGTTGCCGCGGCTTTCACTTCTACAATGGCGATCTCTTCGTTGCTCAGGCTGACCGGCTGACACGGGTCAATTTCGTCTCAGGCGCCTTCGTTGTGACCGACATCGGCGCATTGACCGGCTCGAAGCGTGTCATGTTCGCCCGCAACAATAAGGCACCGATCCCTGATATCGTCTGCGTGACGGAAAACGGCGCCTTTATCATTACCCGAGATGCGCCGCCAACGGCTTATCCGGATGGTGATCTACCACAGCCGATCGGTGTGACCTTCATCGACGGATATTTCGTCTTCCCGATCCGGGATGGCCGATATTTCGTGTCAGCACTCAATGATACCGCCGTCGACGCGCTCGATTTCGGTAAAGCAGAGAGCCACCCCGGCGGATTGCTGAATGCCTTCGGCTTTGGCGAACAGCTTGTTTTGTTTGGGCCGTCTGGCATTGAGTTCTGGCAGAACGCCGGCAATGCCACCGGGACACCGTTCTCGCGGGCCGCTGTCTTCTCCAAGGGCTTGGTCGAAACATTTGCCGTCGCCGGCAATGAGGACGGATTTTCGACGCTGATCTTCGTCGGCGATGATAATGGCGTCTATCGGCTCGACGGCGGCTATCAGCCGAACAAGATCTCGACGCCCTATCTCGACGGACTGATTGAGGCGGTTGCGGACAAATCGACGATCGATGTCACCGTGGCAGTCACGTCAGGCCATATGTGGGCCACCGTGAGCGGGCCGGCCTTCTCGTGGACCTATGAGCTTGCAACGGGGTTCTGGCATGAGCGCGCCAGCTATCTCGATAATCATTGGCGCGGCGTCTGTTCGGTGAAGGCCTTCAACGGATGGGTGATCGGCGATCGTACGACCGGAGACGTTTGGAAGCTTGACCCGAACTATGCCAAGGAAGGCAGCAAGCCGCTCGTTCAGAGTGCGATATCGCTCCCCACTGTCAATTTTCCCGATCGTATCGCTATCCCGCGTGCCGACTTCGACATGATCGTTGGACAAGGTCTTGTTGCCGGTGATGAGCCGATCGAGACGGACCCAGTTTGCATGATTTCGTGGTCGGATGACGGCGGCAACACGTTTGGAACGCCGCTTCAGCGCCCGATTGGTCGTCTGGCGACACACCGAACGCCTGTCGTCATCAATCGCGCCGGCATGTCGAGCCGTTATGGCCGCGTCTGGCGCATCGACGTTTCTGATCCTGTCTACGTCTCAATCTTGGGCGGCTCGCAGCAGGCGACGCCGGTTTCGAACTGATGGCTTCCACGCTCTCGCCACTCCCGCAACTGCCCGTACCAACCGAGCGGCTTGCAGATCCACAGACAGGCCGCGTCAATCAGAACTGGTATCAGTACCTGAAGGCGCTCGACCAACACATTCGCGAAGTTGAAAAGCGCCTTTCGGCCGGAGGTTTATAATGGGATTTCTCAGCGCTCTGACCGGCAGCAACATCGGGAAGGCTACGAAAGCGGCGATCGGGCAGAATAATGCCCTGCTGAATAACTTCCAGAATACCGGCGACAACATAATCAATACCGGAGAGGCTCAGTCGGCCGGCGCGCTAAATCAGGCAGTCGGCAATTATGATCCATATCTGGCGGCTGGTAAGAGCGCCACGAACATGTATTCGAATGCGCTTGGCTTGAACGGTGCTGACGGCAATGCAGCAGCGACTGGTGCGTTTCAGGCTGGGCCTGGTTATCAGTTCTCGCTCGATCAAGGCACGCAAGCCGCGCTCCGGGGCGCCTCGGCAGCCGGGATGCTCAATTCGGGCAATACGCTCACAGCTCTATCGCAATACGGGACCGGCCTCGCCAATCAGGAATATGGAAGCTGGCTCGATCGGCTCAATGGTCTTTCCGGTCAGGGGCTCAATGCTGCCAACGGCGCAGCAGGTTCGCTTGGCAATCTTGCCAGCCTCTACCAGAACACGGCCAATGATCGGCTCGGCCTCAATAGCTCCGTCACTCAGGGGCAAATGGGCCTCAACAACGACCTGGCGAAGGTCAAAGAGCAGCAGGCGCAGAGCAGCGGCGGTTTCCTCGGGAAGCTGCTCGGCACTGGCATCAGCCTAGGCACCAAGGCATTGACGGGAGGTCTTTTTTGATGGCGATTGCAAGTCTTCGCGTCCCGATATCCGACCTTCCGAAGCCGGATATCTCTTGGCTCGACACGCTGTCGAACTCGGCTGGCAATGCCATCGATACGATTGCGCAGAACCGCGCCTTTGAGCAGAATGTGATCCCCGCGATCACCGGCACACCTGCGCCGCTACAGCAACCGGGCTTTCTTGGGCGTTTGATGGGCAGCAATCGTGTTCCCGCATCAGCCGCCCAGCAGCAGATTGCAGCCACCAATCCGGCGCCTGTGCAGGGCAGCGTCGCCGCCGGCACCCCGAACGATATCCAAAACCAGTTTATCGGCACGGTGCGCAATGGTGGCCTGACGAATCCTTATGGCCTCGCGGCAGTCGCTGCGACCGGGCGTGCCGAAAGCTCTTGGGACCCGTCGAAAGTGAATGCCGCATGGGCGGACCCATCGCAGAGCGGGCAGGCGGGAACTGCCGGCGGCATCCTGTCTTGGCGCAACGAACGGCTTGCCAATCTGCGCAACTTCGCTCAGTCGCAAGGCGCCGATCCTTCGAATATCAGCCCGGAACTTCAGGCGAAATTCTTCCTTCAAGAAGATCCGACGCTCATCCAGCGGCTGAACGCAGCCAAAAGCCCCCAGGAAGCCGCCAGCATAATGGCGAACGCTTGGAAGTTCGCCGGTTACGATCAGGCCGGCGGCGAGGCTGCGCGCCGTGCTGCGATGGCACAGAACTATTATTCGACACAGTTCGCCAACGCGCAGCCGCCGGCACCTACGCCAGCCGGCCCGACGCAGGTGGCAAGCCTGGACCCGTCGATCGGCATGCCAGCACCTGGTGCGGCCGCGGAGATGCGCGCCACCAATCCGGCTCCGTCTGCCTCTGGTTTCGATCCATCTACGGCCACCCCGGCGCAGTTGAATGCGGCCCTTGGTCCGAGCCAGACCGCACGCCCCGGTTACGTCGACCCGACTGTGACGACGGCATATCGCCAACCCGCACAAGCCGCAGGCTCGTCGCCCGTCAATCCGCCGGTGCAGTCTGTTGCGGCGCCGGCAGCCGCTAGCACTGGGCCTGATATTATCGCGGCTCCGCAAAGAGCAAGCCGAGACAATGTCACAAATGACCAGATTGCAGCAATGGTGCGCAATCCATACACCAGAGAAGTGGGATTGCAGCTTTGGCAGCAGGTTCGCACCGGCAAGACGGCGCAGCCTTGGTCATTCGTCAAGCTCGATGATGGCACGCTTGCCAGGGCAAACCAGTCTACCGGCGAAGTCCAGAGCCTCGGCAAGTTCGCAAGCTCGAAGAAGGAAATTCTCAGCAATGGGAAGGGCGCCTTCTATGACGCGGGGAGCGGGCAGTGGATCACGCCGCCTCCTGGGGCTGGCTCCAATCCTGATAATTACTATGGCACACTTATCAAGGGTTATGACGCGGCTGGAAATCCAGCCTATTTTCAGCCTGGTAAGGACGGATCCACCAACAAGGTGCCGCTGCCTGCCGACTTCAAACCGGAGAACCGCTTCGAGAAGATTGATCTCGGGACATCGTGGCTGATCAAGGATACGACCAACGGCACGTCTCAGGAAATCCCGAAGGACGTTCGGGGTGAGAGCCGAGACAAGGCGAGCGGTACCGCTCAGGCCGCCGCTCAAACTGCTTTGCCGGCCGTCGAAGGGGCCGCGAACCAGATCCTCTCGTCGATCGACAGCCTTTCCAATGACCCGTATCTCCCGAAGATGCTTGGACCGTGGAACAGCCGCCTTAAGAACGTCAGCGCCGACTCGGAGCGTGTCCAATCGAAGATGGACCAGATCACCGGCCAGACGTTCCTGCAGGCCTACAACACCCTGCGCGGCGCCGGTCAGATCACTGAAGTTGAAGGGCAGAAGGCGACGGCCGCTATGGCGCGCCTCAACACCGCTCAAAGCGAAAAGGATTATCGGGACGCTCTTGGCGACCTTAGGACAGTCGTTCAGAACGCCGTCCAGCGGGCTCGGCAGCAGGCAGGGCAATCCGTCGCGCCTCAAGCAACCGCGCCCGCAGGCAACACGACATCTTCCGGCGTCAAATGGAGCATTGAGCAATGACCGTTCTGAATATCGCCGGTCATAAGGTGACGGTCGACGATAGCTTTCAGCAGCTATCGCCCGACCAACAGAATGCAGCCGTCGAAGAGATCGCAAAGACCCTTGGAAGCGGCCAAAGCACTGCCCCGGTGCCACAACAGGACAATACCGCCGTCGTGCCCGGCAAGACGGATACTGGTGTCGGGCGTTTGATATCGGGACAAGCCGCCGATCCGCGTGATAGTCTCGCTGGTCGGGTGGATGCTTTCGGTCGCGGAGTTGCGGATACGCTTTCATTCGGACTTGCCGACGAACTTGCCGCGCAGGCAAAAAGCGGGCCGATGTCTGTCCAGCGCCCCCCGGATGAATACTACAACAGCGGCATCTATGCCGGGGAATACAATCCGCTTGGTGCTGTCGCTCGAGCTCTCAACGCGCCGTTTGCATCCGACACCAAGGACGCCGACTACAATAAGGCTCTTGCCGACGAGCGCGCCGTAAACGCCTCCGACGAGCAGAACCGCGGCGGCTATCGTCTAGCCGGTCAGCTGACCGGTGGTGTTGCCGGCGGCGTTGGCCTGGCGAAAAGCGGAGCGTCCTTGACTGCGAATGCCATCAATCGCGGCGCCAGCCTTGGACGCGTTGCTGCAGCCGGTGCAGGTGAGGGAGCTGCCCTTGGTGCCGCTCAAGGCTTTGGAAGCGGAGAGGGTGGTTTCCTGAACCGGCTTCAGGGAGCCGGAGTAGGGGTACTAACCGGCGGCGCTGTCGGGGCCGCAGCCCCGTATGTGGCGGCGGGGGCCGGCTCTTTTCTTCGGTCGCTCCTGCGCCGATTGCATCGCGCTTGAACCCGACGCCGGCCGCAAATCGAGCGCTTGGGACAGCGATGCAGCGTGCCGGTGTGACGGCCGACGACGTAGCGAACTCGATCCAGTCAGCTATCAACGATGGACAGCAAGGCTATGCCGTCGCGGATGCCATCGGCAATTCTGGTCAGCGTATGCTATCCTCCGTGGCTCGCACGCCGAACGATGCCCGTCAGGATGTCGTCAATCAGCTCTTGACGCGTCAGGCCGGGCAGGGCGAGCGCCTTTCGAACGCCATTGCCGAAGGCTTCGCGGCTCCGGACACCGCCGCTCAGCGTGCAGCCACCTTGACCGGTGCGAGAGATGCTGAAGCGAACCAACTCTATGGTGCTGCCCGTCGCGATGCCGGCGCTGTCAACGTCTCGCCTGTTCTCGACACGATCGACCAGACCATTTCCCCTGGCGTCAATCAGGTTGTGAACCCTCGGGACAACATCGGCTATGATACGATCGAGGGTGCTCTCGCTCGGGTTCGAAACATGCTTTCCGATGGAAACTCGCAAGTTACGGACTTCAACACGCTGTTTCGCGCCAAGATGGATGTCGATGACATGATCCAAAAGGCCACCAATCAGGGAGCCAACTGGCGGGCGAATGCGCTCGGGCAGGTGCAGCGCCAGATCAACAGCGCTCTTGCGGAGGCATCGCCATCCTATCGACAGGCTGCCGCCAATTATGCCGAGCGCAGCGGCGTGATTGATTCAGTCGATGCCGGTACTGCCGCAGCCTCGGGGCGCACGCGTGCCGGCGACAACATTGCCGATTTCAACGCGATGACGCCTGATCAGCAGCAAGCATTCCGCGCGGGCTATGCGGATCCGCTCGTGACGCGCGTTGAAGCTGCCGCCTCGTCGCCGACGACGAACAAGGCGCGCATGCTCATGACACCAAAGTATGAGAGCGAGTTTCAGGCGTTTGCAGCGCCAGGAATGGGCGATCAGCTTGGCAATCGTATCGGCCGTGAGCAACGTATGTTCGAAACAATGAACCAAGCGATCGGCGGATCTCGGACTGCGGATAATCTTGCGGATATGGCAGACGTCGCAAACTTTGATCCGGCTGTCCTTTCGAACCTATTCAGCGGAAACTTGAAGACGGCTGCGGTGCAAGCCGCAGTGCGGGTGCTGAATGAAGGGAAGGGCATGCCGCCGCGTGTTATTGAGCGCATCGGCCGTGGACTTATGGAAACCGACCCTCAGTCTGCTCGTAACCTGCTGACGGTAGCATCAAGCAAAGTAACGTCCGACACCGCGAAACGCGGATTGGCAACGGCGATCTTGAACAATCTTGTGTCGACCGTACCTGGCAGACTATCCGCGCCGAATTAGGGGCGACGTTGCTTCCACGAACTCGGTACCCGATTTCCCGTAGTCTCGATTGCCCATCCGGCAAGAGTGCATCCTAGGGCGATGCCGCCGGCAAACGATACCCAATCCATTCCACGCGTGATGGAAGTAATTCCGACGCCGAAGAGCAACAGCGGGAACACCCAGCGCCACGGGCCTGGCGTCCGGTCAATCTTCGGCTCTTGCGGATCGTGATCGATGGTTTGCATGCCCGCACATTACACTAAAGAGGAGAGAAATGAAGATGGCCGACGGAAAGAGTGAGATTGAAGTACGCCGCCGGAAAGCTCTTGCCAAGATCAATAGTCGTCGGCTCGCCGTTCAGAGCGATGCATATAAGCATTTGTGCAAAATGGCTGCAGTTATTCAGCCAATCCCGCCAGAACTGTTGATCGAGCTTTCGCCTCTACAGGGATCGGTCAAGCAGCGGGCACTCGACATTCTGAAACATCTCCCTCGCGACGGAGAACCGGCATGATCACGATCCCGAAAGCCGACCTGCCACAGGACAACGACAAAGACTATTTCTTTCGTTGGTGGGTGCCATACGATCCTGAGACAGGGCGCTTCAATGTCGAGACTTGGACCCGGGTACCTGGCGTTCCTCGGCAATCAAAGCTTGAGCTTGCTCACCCATCTGGGAACATAATTGGAGAGCATGCTGCGGATCAATTCCGATCACGGTCTCCACAGGCGACCCAGGATCGAGGATCAGGGCCACTTTACGTTCATCAATGGTCCCAGTGTCATAAGACGCCGGAGATAAGACCATCCGAGCGCTGTATTGGCCGTGCGTTTCGCGACTCCTATTGGCTGCGATTTGCCCGACTTGCTGCGCGATTAGCAGAATTTTGTCTGCGGCAATCTGAACGGTCTCGCCTCCATCAAAATGTAAGGTAACTGCGCCATCGCGATCGATGGTGTGCTTTATAATTTGCATGCCAATCCTCCCGATTCCGGGAAGCATGGAATCCTTTCCCTTTAAAGTCGAGTCATCAAGGGCGGTTCTTCGGAGCCGCCTTTTTCTATGGAGAATCGCATGGCCGGTTTCTGGAACCTGAGTCAAAGTCAGCTCTATGACCTGAACGGCAAGCCGCTGATTGCAGCTCGGGCCTATTTCTTCAAAGCCGGCACATCGACGCCGATCAAGACCTACAAGAGCTATTCGCTCGGCACCGTCAACGCCAATCCCAACCCGGTCATTAGCGACGGGTTTGGCCGGTGGCCGAATGTTTTCCTTGATGAGGCCGATCAGTTCTACCGTGTCCGCGTGACGACCGCGCAAGGCGTCGTGGTTTTCGACTCTGATGGTTTGCCTATCATCGGACCCGCTACTGGCGGGGGAGGCGGTGGCGACAATCCGGTCGATCCGAACGCCGTTCTGCTCACTGGCGATATCATCGCTGGCTATCGTGAAGGTCAGCGCGCCGGCTTCGTTCGCGCGAACGGCCGCACGATCGGCACGGCAATTTCGGGAGCGTCCGAACGAGGAAACTCAGACACCCAAGCGCTATTCGAGTTTCTTTGGAATACCGACAGCACCCTTGTGGTGGTCGGCGGCCGCGGCGCAAGCTCGCTCGCTGACTGGACTGCCAACAAGCAAATGACGCTGCCAGATTGGCGCGGGCGCGCGCTGATTGGCACAGACATCATGGGCAATATCGCGGCCGGCAATGTGACTGGCGCCGTTCTCGGCTTTGGCACGGGCGAAGCAGCGCATATGCTGACGAATGCCGAGATGCCAAATCACAGCCACGGTCTTTCTGATCCGGGCCACCAGCATGGTTGGGGGAATAGTGCGCAGCCGTTCGGGATGGTTGGGCCTGGCAATGTTGGAAGCTATGCGCAGGGTGGACCTAGCCCGACTGCGCTCAAGACTGAGGTAGCCTATACCGGCATCACAGTGGGCGCCGTTGGGGGCGGCCAAGCGCACAACAATATCCAGCCATCTCGTGCGCTCACCATCTATATAAGGCTCTGATAATGTACGAAGCGAACTTTGCTCCGGTGTCCAACCGTGCGGATTGGTTCGGCTCGATCGAGCTTATCAACGATGACACTGGAGAGATCCTGACTGATCTTTCAGATGTCTCGGTGCTGATGGAGCTTCGAAGCCGCAACCCGCCATGCCGGGTGCTATCTGCCTCGACCGATGATGGCCATATTGAAGCGTCGACCGGCATCATTCAGTGGCATTTCTCGGCCGAAGAGATGCGGCGCCTTTCGCCTGGCACCTACGAAATCGGCCTCATCATCACACGCGACGACTTCACCGAGCAGGAGCTTGTCGGCTCCGTTCCGGTCATTGACGGGATTGTCAGAACATGAGCCAGACTTCTTTGAAGATCCGTGTTGTCCCCCGCTACCCGGCAAAGATCGGCGCGACCGATGGGATCAAGGCCGTTCGAAGCGGCGTCGATCTGGTCGTGAAATCGGACTATAGCAATCTTGTCCCGGTTCCGACCGTGAACAATCCGGACCGGACGTTCATGCTCGCGTGGGACTCTGATCTCGACAATTACCAGTCGATGTCTTTCACGAATATCATCAACAACATTCAGGATGCGGTGATCGGCCCTCCGCTGGCCGCGATCGACGCAGCGAATCCCGGCGCCAATCAGGCTATCGTCTTTACCGACATTGGCGCGGCGACAACCTATACCGTTTCCAATTATATGCGCAGCATTTCAAATGCTACAGATCAGCCAGCGTTCCTTTCCAGTATCGGCGCCGCTACTTCGGCGCAGGGCGGGAAGGCCGATACTGCTTTGCAGCCAGGGCAGGCCGCCACCCCAACTCAAGGAGCAAAGGCAGATACGGCTCTTCAGCCAACGGACTCTCGCCATGTTCTGTGGAGCGGCAGGCTAGAGGTTCTAGATATTCCCGATTATTCGAATGATCACCGCCTCAATCTAGTTGTGCTGCAAGCTGATCCACTTGACTACGCTTCCGCCAATTTGAACCGTTCGTCGGGGATTACCGGAGGGGTCGGTGGCTCAATAAATTCCACGGTGCGCATTCAAAACACCGTGTACAACAGCGACGCGTATGATGCGACCAATAACCCACTGGGAAAGGGATCAGGATACAACGGCTATTCCTATGAATGGGGAATGAGTGTTCTTCTTGATAATGGGCGTACCGTTGTGGGAGATGATGGGTACAGGGGCCAGAACGGCGGTCTCCTTGTCCGCGCAAGAAAGATGGCTGCAGGGGTTGGCGGCACATGGGGTATGAACATTATCGGTCAAGATTGGCCCGGTCTTTCAAACCCGACGCAATTGACTTGTGCTGCCGAGTTCGACGTCCACGCCGATGGCACTGACGCCAACAGCGTTCGTTTTGGCATTTCTTCCTTTATAAAGTCGACGACCAGCACCGACGCAAATCCGAACGGCTATGGCGAAGGGTGGGCCGCTTTTGTTGCAATGCCAGATCCGGGGAAGAGCGCTATCGCATCTGGCGATTGGAAAGCAAAATGGAAAACTGGTTTCTATGCCGCTGGACCAATGGATGTTGCATTTGATGCCGCAGACGCAAGCAATCAGTTTGCAACGACACCATTCTCGACGCCAATTGCGCTGAGAATGAACTTCAAGCAGCAAATCGCTTTTTCGCCGCAGGCAAAACACACCTTACGCGCCGAGACCTCGGGAAATAAACTTGTGTGGGCAGCGGATGCCGGTAGCGGAATAGCCGATATGTTCTCGGTGGACGCCTATGGAAACTTTGTCTACGGGGCAGGGGCTCCCACCGTCATTTCAAATTGGACCTGGGGCCGTGTCGTAAGTTTGACCAGTGCAGCGTTTCAGCTGAGTGGCGGCAACGTGGATTTCCGCGCGACTGCGACGAACACGATAGACGCAGAATTGGGAACGTGGAGCAATCACGTTGTCGTTTTCCGCATGAATTCTCAAGAGATCTTCCGCCTCACTTCCGCGGGGATTGTGATGGCAACGGGAAAAACCATCACGACAGGTAACGGAACCGTCATCAACTAAAGGGATAGTTCAGTATGAATGCTACTCAACGCATTGCACTTCAGATCGGCCTCAATCTGATCGAGATAGAAAATCTGCGTGACGAGGTCTCCTCTCTCCGCGCGCAAATTCCTGCTCCTACTGGCGCAGAGGAAGAGGTTAGGGTAGCGAAAGAATCCAAAGAAATTTCACGTCGCTCCTCAACATAAACGGGTGTATTTCAAGAATGGAACAGTTGCCGGCCCACAATGATTTTCGCGTTGTTTTTCAAGATATTCAAAATCTTGAAAACAAAGAGCTCCAAGATCTGACAAAAGAACTGGTGCAAACGGCGATATCGCGCATGGTAGCGTCTGGTGACTCGGTGTTCATTAACGACAAGCTCTCCGTTGCGACACCATATCTTACTGACGAAAGCCGGACAGTAAGTGAACAAGTTCCGGGCGCTGCGGTTGTTATGGAGTTGTCGCGCGACGTTCTTCCCCATAACGATCAATTGCTATTGAAGGGGATCAGTCCCTATGGGACTGACCCATTGGTTATCCTCGACCGCGACAGATTGACGGATGAGGTGATCAAGTCATTCAGGAAGATTGGGTATGAGTGCTCAAGCTTCCTGGCCTTGATCGGCGATAGCAACCTTCCCTATGGGTCAACGAAGCTGTCAAAACTCGTTGCGCTCCCCAGCTCCAGCCAATGGGCCAATGAAGTCGCCATGCGCGTCTTGCCTGACATGGTTGACATCCGCAAATTGCTGGATCGACTATCGGTCCGATAAGGAAGCTTCAATTAGCTCCTCTTCGCATGTGGTTTGCACCACATGCATCATCTGTTCTATGAAATTCGGCTCTTCGATCGCTTTGGGAGCAGGAATTCTCGCAGGATCGAAATCGGTGGCGTGCTGAAGGAATAGCCGCATAACGTGGCTAACTCCCTCTTCGTTCGCATTTCGAAGATCCTCGGCAAAGTAGCGGCCTTTGTTGAAGGCACCGGTTATGATTTCGTAGCTCGGAAAATATGCGACGTTCTCTCGGGAGCGCTCGATTTCATCGCAGGCCACGCGTAGCGCCGACTTTGAATAGGTGGTCGAGACCAACACATGCCTGTCTTCCGCCGTGGCAATCAATGGAACTGGTGAGACGGTCAGAATTACACGAGCCGAGGGATTTACTTGCCCAAGAAGCTCAAGGAAACGCTCCATATCAGCGATGACTTCGGACGCACGGAAATTATAGAACTCATATTTTTCCGAGTCGTATGTGCCCCCAGCAACGCCCGGGCAGACTGGGAAAATTGCTCCATCGGCCTTGGAGCGCCACGCTTCCGTCAGGCCAAGGGTGAATACGAACACATTCAACGTTTCGAACATGTGTCGCACTTTAGCCAGGTGCTGGCGCCGGTCTGCGAATAACTCGGCTTCAGAGCTAAAGCCATCTGGCTCGATGTTCGGCCGGAAGGGATCTACGAAACGCCCGTTTTTATCGGTCCATACTTGTTCTTGAGGTTCGAACGTACCAAAGGCGCGCTCAAAAAGCTGCACGAGCTGCCGGGGTGTGTAGATGTTCCCATAACGGGCCGAATATGTGCCGAAGTTGAAGTGCTCTTTTTGAGCTTCATCGCCGATCGGATGGCCGTCTTCGACGACATAATAGTTAAAGCCACTCTGTCTCAGATGACGAGCGATATGCTGCGCAAAACAGCTGCCAGCGGTCGCCACCTTATCCTCTGGCTCGACCTTCCATGGAAAGTTGGTCACCGGGTCAACGTGAGAATACGGTGGCTCTGCTACTACCTTGCTCCAACGAGTGTAAGACGGAAGCGAATGATATGGAGATTTCATCTTAGCCTCGTTCACAGCCACGCCCAGCCATCGTATCGAAGGCCTAGACGCTGCTCAAACTGGTTCAAAAGGATTTTTCCGAATGATGGGCCGGCGTGAGTGGAGTCCCGGCCGTGCTCTTCGAGTAGGTAGCCGTCTCTATCCTTCGCAGACTGAGGAGTCTCTAAAAACTCCATACCTATTCCTGAACAGTAGTCCGCGATAATTTTGGAGTGAGCCAACCACATTTTATAACGGAGGAGGGGCGCCGCAACCTCTACTGGCTGGTCACTTTTAAACCAGTCCTCAAGATGATGCAAAATGAATGCGTTGTCGCGAACCGGCGGCGGTGACTGAAAGTGAAATGCGTGGCCACCCAACTCTCTCGCAGCGTTCTGCAGCGTCGTCATGTTGAGTTCGTATGCTTCGGTCAGCTTCTTCAAAAAGCGATGAATATAAGCGAAGCTGACAAGCTCTCGATTATTGTCGATCGGCAAATCTTGCCGCCACGGGACGACAAAATCGAACGGACGCGGATGCTCTTTCAAGGTCAAGACGTTATGGGCATTCCCGCCATACATCGAGATATAGAGGATCTCCCGATCCGCGGGGACCTTGGCTTTGATCATCTCTAAAACGGCAGGATTTAGGATATAGCGGCCACCGCCGGAGTCGATCGAGAACGGGAATCCTGCGCCGTGCTTTACGGTATCGAACACATAATATTGGATTGAATCATCGGAGCCATAAACCTCAGCAGGCCTATCTTGAAGATGTAGGATTACCGAAGAAAGATGGCTGTTCCCTAAAATTATTGCTGCCTTCCCCGGCATTGTCCCTACTTTCCCCACTCTACATCCTCAAAGTCGATGGGGTATGTTCCCTATTTCTACAGGTGCGTCAATGAGGGCAGCGATTTTAATGCGTCGTCAACGTCAAGACATTGATCCCCTATATTTTCATGAGGATCAATGTCTAGATAACGTTCTTTCGGAGTAAAGAATCAATGAAATTAGACTATCGAAGCGCGCGCCATCAATTGCTTGAGTAAGAATTAATTATTGCAGCGGAAGCAGAAAGTATGTCATTAACATCGTCATGGTTTGGAAGGAATTTTGCTATTTCGCATAGTTTATCTTTGTGTATTGCTACAACATTCGCCAATTCTGGAGCCATGTCTATTGCGTGAAGCATCTGCAATACTTCAAACCCCATGGATCTAAGAAGAGATTCTGTTTCCGGTGTGTTGTTCTCAAATACAATAACCGGTTTGTCGCGCATAAGGGTGAGGGCCATCCCGCGAAGTGCGTGTGCTTCATGGCGCTCAACATCAATTTTAACAAAAGAAACTGGATTTTTGGTAGCTTCTGGTAATGAGTCTATAGAAAGTTGTATGACGCTTAGTATTTTCTTGGGGATATCACCCATAAAGTCGCTAGCATCAACAAGTGACCCTACTTGGTCGTGGCCAATCGGAAGAAAGAAGGTTTCTACCGAAAGTTTTCCTCCAACGGCATATGGCCAGAGGCGAACATTAGGAATTTGTATCAAGGTAGACCAAAGTTCTGGGTTTGGTTCAAACGCATGCACCATACCCTCTGAGCCAACCAAATTAGCGAATTCTTGCGTATGAAATCCTACGTTCGCTCCGCAGTCAAAGACTGTGTCGCCAATCGTTATAACCTTCGAGGCAATATGGCGCGTAAGCAATTCATTAAGAACGTGTCGTTCTGACTCGCCCTTATCAAAAAAATCTTGCAATAACTCACTCATGATATTGGTTCCCAATCAATACACATTGAAGTTGCACCAACCATAAGCTGCCTCAAATCGGCCGATCAACCCCCCAAGGGTTAAATCCTCATCCTGGCGTGGATTTTCTTTAAATTTCGTTCCCGCAACATTTTCTCACGGGTCGCTTCGGCGACCCTTTTTCATTGGGAAACTTCATGAAACCGAAACTCGTCCCGAATGCGGGGCGGGTGCTTAAGCGTTCGCTCAGTCTGCGGATGATCGAGGCCTTTGTCGCGATCACGCTGCTCGACTTGGCGGCGTCGCTGGCGCCTGTCATCGCGTCATACCTTCCTTTCAATCCTGTCTGGCTTCTCGCCGCCGCATCCGTCTGTGGCTCGCTGGCTTGGGTTGGCCGGTTTGTCCTTCAATCCAAAATCTCAGGAGATCGCGATGCCGATCAATAAGCTCCGCGCCACGCCGCGGGCAAAAGCTCTCATTGCCTCAATCGTCGCCGCCTCTGTCGCCGGGTATGTGTCGATCTTCCCCGGACAGCCAAAGGTTCACGATGACGTGGCGCTCGCTATCAAGACGGCGATGCCGTGGGAGGGGCGCCAGCTCGTCGCCTATGTTGACCGAATCGCCAAACCGCCGGTATGGACGATCTGTGACGGCGATACGGACGATGTTAGGCCGGGTCTGGTCGAAACGCCGGCCGGCTGCGATCAGCGAACCGCCATGAAGATGGAGAAGCGATATCGGCCGGCGCTCGCTGCCTGCATTCCCGATTGGGATAGGCAGCCGCTTGCCTGGCGCGGCATGATGCTATCCCTGTCGTGGAACATCGGGACCGGCGGAGCCTGCGGTTCGACGGCTGCTCGGATTGTCAACGACGCCACCCGGCAGAACAAGCGCCCTGATTATCTCGCCAGCTGCAATGCTGCGACTGCCTTCAACAAAGCAGGCGGCCGGATGATCGCCGGCCTGGTCAAACGCCGGGAGATGGGCGACACCTCGCGCATCGGTGAAGGCGAACTTTGCGTGTCGGGGATCTGACCATGTTCGGGTTCCTCGACTATCTCAAAATCGGTGCTGGGCTCATCCTCGGCGCCGCTCTCGTTTTTTACCCGGCGCGCTGGGTCGGCCAGGGCGAAGGCAAGCAAATGGCGGCTACGGCCGCTCTCTCCAAATCCGTAACCCTTCTCCGCGATAGGAACGTGACCAATGATCAGGTGTCTTCTGCTGATGCTGCCTCTCTGTGCGCTGATTTCGGGCTGTCAGACAGTGACGCCGCAGAATGCGTGCGACGGCTTCAGTCGCCTAACGCCAAGCCTGCAAACGTCGGTAACGATCCTGAAAATGGATCGGCCGTTTGCCAACCAAGTGGCGGCTCACAATAGATTCGGGCACGAACAAAAGTGCTGGTGAGGGCGCATGTCCTCGGCAGTCCTTCTCACGCTCTTCGTTCTGACCACTGGCGCGCTCGGGTGCATGATTGCCGCCGGTCTCCTCTCAATCCCCCATTGAAAGATCCGGAATGTCGCCAACAGAATTTGACCCGCGCCTTCATCAGCAGATGGGGGAGGTGCTTGCAGAAGTCCGGAACCTGCGAGACGCGTTCCGCCAATCAGAGATCAAGTCGGATAACAGCCGAGCCGCCATGCATCAACGCATGGATCATCTTGTCGATCGGCTTGGCAAGGTTGAGGGTAACGTCGCCGCCGTTCAGGAGGATGTCTCTGAAATGCGGCCCGTTACCGACGATGTGAAGCGATGGAAGTTAATGGGACTCGGCGCGCTCGGTATGATCGGGATCGCCGGGATGGCACTCGGGGTCTCATTTGCGGATGCACTGAAGCGAATAGTCGGAGTGCTGCTGGGGCGTTAGAAAGTTGTCCCGCCCTTAGGGTTCGGATATTCCTCCCATTTATGCTCAAAGCAATACCAGCGCATTTCACCTTTTCCGATGTCGTAGCCGAGACTGCCCCAGGTCTTACAGCCCGGCTCCTCATGGCGGTTCTTCTGCAAGTTCGAGCCATTGTAAGCGCCCATCATCCCCTTCAGCGCGCTCCTGGCTTCTCTGATGCGCCGTTCTTCTTGCACTGATCAAAAACATCCTCCCCGAGGAAGGCGATCAAGTCTCGAATAACCTCCGCATCGCGGGGGTGTGATTGTGTACGCGGCCGGTTGCATGGCTCACGTCTCCATTCCGCCGATTGACGGCGGTTCGCCTTGTGAAATTATTGGTAACCTCGGCCGCCTCCGGCCTTGTTTGTTCTCATTATGCTCTCAAAATGGGAGGAGCCAAGCGCCTTTGAAGACGCTATGGAGACTACCTGAAGGCCAGCGCCCCCATGGTTGTTGCCTTGACGGTCACGACATAAATCATCGCTGGCAAGCCCATTTCTGCCACCCCTTCAGTTTTCCGCACGCAACGGGCGTAAATCGAAGTACCATTTATCCACCATTGGGCGCTGCCAAGTTGACCAAGAAGATTTGCCTGCTATTGTTTTTTTTATAGTCATGTAGGTTAGACTGACGCCGCTTTTTGACTCATTGTGAACTTTTCTGAATGCGCATTCTATTCTACGTTGAGCCTGTACCCTTTAAACGTGACCATGTCGCCTTGAGCCCGACGATGAATCTCGTTCGGTGCATCATCAACGCAAACAGGCGTGATGACGTCACGTATGGGGTGGCTTCGAGCTCCGCACTTTTAATTGAGTACGACCGGTGGCTTGCCCATGGAGGGTTAGTTTCTGTTTATCGCAAGGCGATCAGTCCGCGCGACCTTCTTCGCAGTTTCGATTTCGACCATGTCGCGTATGCACAGGCGCTTTTTACGGGGGCCGGAAATGTCGCTGTCCTCGAAAGTCTCTTTGCTGAAATTGATGCGGAGTTCGCACCCGATGTCATTGTGAGCTTTACTCAAAACGCAGTCATCGAAAAACTTTCAGAACGCAAGCTCGTTCTCTTCTCTGAGCGCGGGCCTCTCCCGCGATGGAGTACCACTGACAATTTCTACTTTGAGCCCGCTGGCCACCAACGGAACTCCGTTCTCGCGAAGAGAATTTCAGACGTGGCGGCATTTGAGGTCGATGAGGAGCGCGCTTTAGCCGCAGCAACGGAGTTTCGCCGAATTCAAGGAGCTCTGTCGATACGACAAGATTCAATTGCTCGCTTCCAGCAATGGCTGGAGAGCAATCGAAATGGACGAAAGGTTGCGTTGATTGCCAATCAGCCACACGACAGTCTTTTGGTCGCGGGTGCGGCTGCCGGAATTTCTTTGGAAAAATTCATGATGATGTCCGTCGAAGCGCTTTCGGACGACTGGTGTGCATTTGCAACTTATCACCACGACATGGGTAACTGTTCAGAGTTAGACCAACACATCGCGGAGTCTTTTCCGAACTATTTTGGACTGCCTCCTGAGCTAAGACAGTTCGGCTCTGATCCATTCGCCGCCGATGTTGACGCGTTGATCACTGTGGGCTCAAAGGCGGCGTTTCCTGCAGCTCTCCTGGGTAAGAAAATCGTTGCCAATTCATCCACTATGTTGGCCGGGCTGTCGATCGACGACCCAGCAAAGCTGGACGACGCGCCATCGCTGACGGATATTGAAGCTGGTCGAGTGCTCTCGTTCTTCTCGCATCGATACACGATTCCCTATGAGCGCCTTTTACAAACCAATGGATTTTGGCTTTCGCACATCGAAGCCCTGCTCAAGGCAGGTTCGCGGGAAGATTACCTTTTGGAGGCAACTGAATACACAGCCAACTCTATGGCTGAAATGTTTGGGCGATGAGATTGACAGTCTCTGTCAGGGCGACGTTCGAGCTACTGCATTTTTGCAACCGATTCCCGCCAGAGATAACCCTGAATTGAGCGCCTTTGCACGCGGCTCGCCTTGGTCGTTGCACTTCTACCGCTCAGCGCGAGCCCCACTCTTGCAGGTCAGCCAGTTACGGCTCAGATTTCCGTCTGCTTCACGCCAGCCGAGCAATGCGAGAGCCAAATAGTCGGGGCGATCGATAAGGCGCAATCGTCCATCAGTGTCGGAGGCATACGGATTCACCGCATTCCCGATCATCCATGCGCTGCAGCGAGCCGCGGGCAGGGGCGTCGAAGTGCTGGCCATCCTCGACAAGACCAACGAGCGGAAATATTCGGGCGCGACATTGCTGGACGCCGCCGGCATTCCGGTCTGGATCGATTTCGAACCGGCGATCGCGCATAACAAGATCATGGTGATCGACGAGCGCCTGACGATCGGCGGCTCGTACAATTACACGGCGTCAGCTCAAAAGCGGAATGCCGAGAACGTGACCTTCACCGATAGCGCCGAGATCGCACGCCAGTTCATAGCGAATTGGGATGGCCGGCTGAAGGTGTCCCGGCCGTTTGCAGTTGCGGCCAACTAACACTTTTGCGAGTGGACACTTATACGCCTTTGCGGCCTTATGAGCCATCGAACGCGGAGAACGACGATGACAGTCAGTGTCCAAGTGATTGATCAACTGCGCCTGTTACAAGGCAGCCTGCATTTGGTCGAGATGGCGTCAGAATCACTCGATGATCAAGACGATGCGATCGCTCTGCATGTAGGAATATCTCTCGTGCGGCAGGCTATAGACGATCTGCGGGCTCTCCTCGACCCATCGGGGCAGTTTAGCGTCCCTTCAGGTTCGCAAGGATGGCATTGACCTCGGCAATTTGCGAAGCACCGAGCAGTCGATTATCCGCAAGAGCGGTGAGGGCGGCTGCGGTCAAGGGGCTATTTTCCTGACCAATTTTTCGACAAGAGCTTTTGAAAAGTCTCCCTCAGATCGATCATTGAGAACAAGCAAAATCCAAAAATAAAGAGGATAGCCAGCACATCTCCGAGCGATGTATCTCCGAGTACATAGATCGCAAGGAGTGAAACAATAAAATACGGGATTAGGTATTTCTGGTTGTTCTTCCAGTTTTTCCGCTCTTGAGGTCCCAAGGGGCCAATCATCATCTTTCCGCTCACTTCGCCGACTTACGGCTATCCAATTGGTTTCTTCAGCTCTTGCTAATTCCTCTCTACGACTCCCTAGGCTTCAGAACTCTCTTTCGTCTGATTTTCGCCTTTGGAGCAAGCGTCGGCTTATTTGCTGGCTGTTTGGCCGTCGATTGAAGCTTGCTCATTACCGATTCATATATTCTTTCTTGCTTTTGCTCGGCGACATCGTCCCAAAAGTTTGTAGCATCTTGCCACTCTTCCCATAGTTGCGCGGCTGGTGCGGCTGGATCAATTTCCCTGACGATAAGTGCCCAACCTGAGAAATAAATGCTCTCGGCGATGAAATAACGTCGTTGGATTGAGTAGTGGCTTACTTCTCCAATTACACCGTCCAAGATCGTGTCACCGACATTCGGACAAGATCCGTAGTAGGAGAGGGGGAAACAGGACAACTCCTCAAGTTTGCCATTAGTGCCAATTTTCAGCACTCGCACCTCAACCCGCGGTCGCTCGCCAACTTCTGACTTCAGTAAAGAGCCAAGATCTTTGTCGGCTTCCGCGGTAGCGGTTTTACGTCCTGTATCGTGCTTCTTTTTTTGCACCATCGCACCGAGATCTATGTCGAATTCTCGGGCTCCTAGCTCGCCCGGCATTTTCAGCAGCATCTATGCGCGATCGCCCGCAAGCAAGAGCCCGAACGGAAGTTAGTAGGGCTTCCAGCTCAGAAAAACTTATGATTGCGCTCAGTCATCCCAGGAATTCACTTTCGGAGCTGGGTCGCCTTCTGAATCAAAAAGATCATCGGGCTCTGGATAGAGCTTCCTCTCAACCAACGTCGATTGGATTTTATCGATAGTGGTTTCAGCTTCCAGTCGCGCGAGCCGAACTTTTGCCCAATCGATCATGCGCTCATATTCTGGCGGTAAGTTTCCGCCCTGGGGCACAGCGGAGATTGTTGCTCGAAGATCATCGACCTCTCGTCGTGCATCCGCAATCCCGCGGAGGAACGCAAGGCGCTCTCCTTCTCGGTTACCCCTCAATTCGACTAGTCTTCGTCGGTGGGCAAGATGTGCCCTGCGGTCTGCTTCCTGCTGCCGTTGCTCGTCCCTTTTGCGTTCGGCGACGTGGTTAATACGGAAGCTTTCAACGATCTTCGGTATCAAGTTCTCAATCTTAGATTCGTCTTTGTCACTCCACTGCTTCGTTATGCCTTCGGCCGATCCATAAATTTTAAACTCGAATCTCCCGATGTGCTGATAATCAAAATGTTTCCATCCGGATTTCGAAACAGTGGAAATGCGCTTCCTCGGTGCATTAATTCCGAAATCGAGTTTCGTACCATCTTTTATGAAGCCCACTCGTCCTTCTTCAGGACTGAACGCAAAGCCATCTGTGGCAAGTTCAAATGCGATGCTGCTGATTAGGGAAGCAACACGATTGAGATCTGTAGGCGGAACTTTGACGTATTTCAGATAAACAAAGCCGTCGCGGTCCGCTTGCATCTTTCGAAGCTCTGCAACAAAAGCCGCAACTTCAGGCCGTGTTTTCCGGAGAGGGGGGATTGACGGGGCTTTTTCTCCGGTGCTCTCAACGTTTTTTGGGGAAGGTGTAGGATCCAGATCAATGTTCTCCGGTTTGGCGCTGGCATTTTTCGGCGTTAGCGACGAGCGCTTGCGTGGCGGAGTAGAAGCTGCTTCAGGTCTTTTGGCAACAGGTGGGCCTTTGCTGCTCCAGCGATCGCCGCCGCATACGCGCTAGGCTTAGCTTGAGGTTGTTCAATCACCACAGTGTGCAGCGCGGGATTCTCGACCGATCGCAATCGTGTCGGTTGGGGAGTCTCGCCGGCTTCGATCTTCGGCCAATAGCTCTTTGGTGGCACTGGCACGAGATGGTTGTGGCAGATCCGAACAAGAAGGTTGGTAGTCATACCGAATTGCTTCGCCATTTCTTCAATCGGAGTCGACCACACAAGTTCATGAAATTCTTCCCGACTGTAGGATCGCTTAATTTCGTCCATAGTGTCCCCGACCGAAAGCGCGTCGGGCGAGAAACTGCTATTGCCAAGTTTCAGAGTCAAGCATCTGAAGTCGATGAGAAAGCATCTTGGGGGCGATCCACTTGATCGTTGGCCGCACTAATTTCCTTTGTCTTTTCAAGATGTTGCTTTATCGCTCGCCCTAGCAGAACCTGCCTTGCTACTATGTTGACCTAGGTCTGCGTCAATTCGCGCTTGGCGCCTAGCCAAAGCTCTGACGAGGTCTAAAATCGCGGTTTTTCCTTCGCGCGGCAAATTCTCGAATGACATTTCGTGCTGCTCCCTAGTGTGTTTGCTATTTCGTAAGCCGCACGCCCGGGCCACCGTCGCTAGGTCCTTCATTCACGAAGATCACTCCCGCCGTCCGCAATGCATCCGTCACTGCGTCTAAAGTGTCTGTTCGCACGCGGATGCGCTCTGCGCCGGACGCCTCCATATTCCTGACAGTATTAATACCTATGCCCGCCTTATCCGCCAGCGCCTGCTGATCCAAGCCGACGAGCGATCGCGCGGCGCGAATTTGATTACCGGTAATCGCCAA